AACATCAGAGCAAGACTTAGCTAATCGCTTTGGTAAACCATTAAGTAGCTCTACGTCAGTCGAATCTTCGGCAGGTACCGCAGAGACAGTAACATTTGATGATGTTACAGTGCCAACATCGGGTGGCCTCGCTACTGATACATGGACACTTGTAGTTGGTAGTGAAACTTATGTTACTGCCGCAGGTGATTATACTGATCTAAATGCTGTAGCAACTGCAATTCAAGCTAAATTAACTTTAGAAGGTGTAAGTGCTTATTCAGTATCAATTATCAGTAACAAGATTGTACTCACATGGTCTACAGTCGGCAATCAAGTAGTCGGAACATATAGCATTGCTTACACAGGTAGCGGTGCAGGTTCAGCAGACGATGCGGATCCTACTATCGTAGAAGGTACCGCTCGTACAGTAACGACAAGTCAGTGGTCAAACTACGAGACATTCTTTTCTGCCGCAAACTTTCTGTCGTACAGTGATGCACTATACGTAACACGTGTTGTAGGCACTGCTGGCGCCGCTGGTGGCACAAACTTTACCGCAAAATACAAAGGTTCATTAGGTAACTCTATTCAAGTATCTCACTGTGTGGGAACTTCGAATATGGGAGTTACTGCCAGAGCAGACAGTATATCAATTGATCCTTTTAAAACTACGGGAACGATTACAAATAGCACTTCGGCTCTGTCATATCTTGCAGTTGGAGATAGAATCGTATTATCAACTGGTAACGAACTAGTTGTCACTGCAATTGCTTCACCTACTGGTAGTGGTCCTTACACAAGAGTAGTTACTTTTGATAGAGTGTTTAGTCCAGCAGATGGTGGGGCGTACAATACTACTTTCAGCACACAGTGGAGAGATGCAGATTTATTTGACTCTGCTCCCTCAAGTGCAACTAGAATGCACGTTGTTGTGCGTGATAGTGATGGTAAAATCTCTGGTACCGCAGGAACAATCCTAGAAGTATTCGAAGACATCGACACTTCAGCCGGCTCAATTAACCCAGACGGATCTACTAACTATTCTCCAGACGTTTTCGAAAATCGTTCACTCTGGATTGCGTGTACTACATCTCAAGCGGGACTTCAAGCATCTTTGACTTACGGTCAAGCAAATCTTGCCGGTGGAGTTGATAGCCAAGACGAAAGTGCAATGCCAATTGGTAAATTGACTGAAGGCTATAGTCTATATGTAGATCCAGCTGATGTAGATGTATCACTTATCATTCAAGGTAAAGCAAGAGATGGAAATGTTCTTGCAAATCACCTTATCAATGGTATATGTGAAGTTCGTAAAGATTGCGTAGCATTTATTTCGCCTGAATTAAGCGACACTACTGTTGCTGATATGACAGCATTTGCTAACGGTCTTACTGCTTCTACATTTGCAGTCGTGGACAGCGGATATAAATATCAGTATGACAAGTACTCAGACGTATATCGTTGGATTCCGTTGAATGCTGATATTGCTGGTCTTTGTGCAAGAACAGATGACGTAAGAGATCCTTGGTTCTCACCTGCTGGTTACAGTAGAGGAAACATCAAAAACGTTGTTAAGTTGCGATTGAACCCAGCTAAAGCTGAAAGAGATGTGCTTTATAGAGCGAAGATCAATCCAGTTATTACACAGCCAGGTCAAGGCACTGTACTGTTTGGAGATAAGACTTTTGCTCCAACAACTTCAGCGTTTGATAGAATCAACGTGCGTAGATTGTTCATCGTTCTTGAGAAGGCAATCGGTGTAGCCGCTAAGTCTACATTGTTCGAATTCAACGATGACTTTACGAGAGCCCAGTTTAAGAACCTAGTTGAGCCTTTCTTACGAGACGTTCAAGGTAGACGTGGTATCTATGACTTCAGAGTTGTTTGTGACGAAACTAACAATACCTCGAATGTCATTGATAGTAATCAGTTTGTTGGCGATATTTACATCAAGCCTGCACGTTCTATCAACTTCATCCAGCTTAACTTTGTAGCCGTTAGATCGGGTGTAGAGTTTTCTGAAGTAGTAGGTCAGTTTTAATAAATATTAATCAAAGGAGATATGAATAATGGCTTTCAACATTAATGAAATTAAAAGCCAACTGACCTTCGGGGGTGCTAAAGCATCGCTGTTTCAAGTACAGATTACAAATCCTGTAAATGCAATAGCGGATCTTAAAACACCTTTCATGGTACAGGCGGCAGCAATTCCAGAGAGTACTCTGGGTACAATCGAGATTCCGTATTTCGGTCGTAAAGTAAAAATCGCAGGTGACAGAACATTCGCTGAGTGGACTGTTACTATCATGAATGATGAAGACTTCCTAATTCGCAATGCGATGGAAAACTGGATGGCTTCAATCAATGCACACGAAGGTAATACAAGACAGTTAGCAACAGCGGCAAGTTCAGAGTATAAGTCACAAGCACAGATTACTCAGTACTCTAAAACTGGTGTACCACTGAGAACGTATAACTTTAATGGTCTGTTCCCAACAGCAGTTGCTTCAATTGCTATGGATTGGAACACTACGGACGACATTGAAAGATTTGATGTGACATTCCAATATGATTGGTGGAACGTTGACGGTGGAATCACTGGCAACGGCGGCACTAACGCTTAATTGGGCGATAATTAGGGGGGAGAATGGTTCTCCCTCTTTATTAGAGGATTAACTATGGATTTATTTGGATTTGAAATAAAGCGGAAGAAGGATGAGAATGACAACATTCCATCTTTCGTTACTCCGCAAACCGACGACGGCGCTGTAAATATCGCCGCAACTGGTACTGGGATCAGTACTTTTTTGGACATGGACGGTACTGCAAAGTCAGAAGCAGAACTTGTCCAAAAGTATAGAACTATGTTACAGCAACCTGAGGTTTCTCAGGCAGTTGACGATGTAGTGAACGAAGCAATTTCAATCTCAAACGACCAAAAAGTCGTTGAGTGCGTTACAGATGATTTAGATCAACCTGACAACATTAAGAAAAAGATTAGAGAAGAGTTCGACGGTGTACTTAAGTTATTAGATTTTTCTAATACTGGGTACGAAACTTTTCAAAAGTGGTACGTTGACGGAAGAATCAACTATCACGTTATGATTGATATTAAAGCTCCTAAGAAGGGCATTCAAGAATTACGATATATTGATCCTCGCAAGCTTAGAAAAGTACGTGAGTATAAAAACGAAAAGATTGGTGATAAAGACAACCAAGCAGTAGCAAAGAAGATTAAGAACGAATACTATATCTTCAGTGAAAAGGGATTCAATAATATCAGTGGTAGTAAGCCACAAAGTTTTGCAGATGGTAGTACACAGGGTGGAATGGCAGGTCTTAAGATTGCAAAAGACTCTATCGTAAATGCCAACTCTGGACTACTAAACGAAAATAGTACATTGGTTTTGTCGCATCTACATAAAGCATATAAGCCTTTAAATCAATTGCGTATGATGGAAGATGCAGTTGTTATTTACAGAATTTCAAGAGCGCCAGAAAGACGTATCTTTTACATTGACGTAGGTAACTTGCCTAAGATGAAGGCAGAACAGTATCTACGTGATATGATGACTAAACACAAAAATCGTGTAGTCTATGATATGGCAACAGGCGATGTTAAAGATGATCGTAGGCATATGTCTATGACGGATGATTTTTGGTTACCAAGACGTGAAGGCGGTAGAGGGACAGAGATTACTACTCTACCAGGTGGACAGAATTTAGGCGAATTAGATGACGTACTGTATTTTCAGAAACGTTTGATGAAAGCCTTGAACGTTCCCATTTCAAGAATGGAATCTGATGCAGGATTTTCTTTAGGAAGAGCATCAGAGATTTCAAGAGATGAGATCAAATTTAGTAAGTTTATTAATAGACTAAGAGCAAGATTTGCTACGTTGTTTGATAAGATACTAGAGAAGCAGTTGATTTTAAAAGGAGTTATTGCTCCAGAAGATTGGGCAACAATTCAATCTAATCTCCGTTATGACTTCATGAGTGATAATCACTTTGAAGAATTGAAAACAAGTGAGATTTTGAGAGAGCGACTAGGTTTACTTAGAGACATTGATGAGTATACCGGCAAGTACTATTCGACAGATTGGGTACGTAAGAACGTACTATATATGACAGAAGATGAAATCGAAAAAATGACTCAGGACATCAAAGATGAAGAAGAATCATCAGAAGATGGCGATGATTCTGATTCAGGAATCGATTTTGGAACAGAACATAAGATCGTATAGACCAGTTGTAATAAAATATAAATAAGTATATAAACGAGGAGATAGTAATGAGCGTGAAAGATTTAATTAAACATGCGATGGACAAAGACGCAACACAGTTTCAGTCTCAGTTCCAAGATATTATGGCAGACAAAATGACATCTGCTATCGAAACAAAATATGCTGACATGTTTGGTGCAGGCGAAGCAGTAGAAGTTGAAGAGCCAGTTTCAGAACCAGACGTAGAAGCAGTAACAGACCAAGAGTAAGGGGCAACAATGAAAAGCTTTAAGGAAATGCTTGCTGAGACTACAGACAAACCAAAGTCTCCAGATGAGCAGAATTTTTTAGACAAACATATCGTTGACAAGCGTGATCATCCTGTCGCACCTGATGACCAGTTCTCAGGTGAGATTAAAGGCAAGAAGAAAAAGAAGCGTGAGGCTGATCGTGAGGAAGGTCAAGATAAAGAAGTCTACGAAGAGATTGAAGCTGAAGAAGAGATCATTGTTGAAGGTGTTCTTGAAGATTTAGCTAAGATCGTTAAAACAAAGTCAATTGGACAAGTAAAGTTCAAAGACGGTAAGAAACAGAAAGTCGATCTTACTACCGCATCTATGATCCTATCAATGCATAAGCAACTGAGTGGTTCAAATAAAAAGAAGGTTGACGGTATGCTGAATGACAGTAAAAAGTTTATGCAGATCGTTCAATTCGCAATGACTGCAGGGAAGAAATAATATGTCTCTATTAATCAAAGAAATCGTTGAAGACGTACAATACATCTCGGAAGACATTCTTAACGAAGAAGGCGAGAAAACAGGCAAAAACTATTTCATTGAAGGTGTCATCATGCAAGGCGACATCAAAAATAGAAATGGGCGTATGTATCCAGCATCTACTCTCATTAAAGAGATGACCAGATATAATAAGAATTACGTTGAAGCAAAACGTGCATATGGCGAGTTGGGTCATCCAGCTGGACCTACAATCAATTTAGATCGTGTGTCACATATGTTTACAGAACTTAAACAGGACGGATCCAATATCATTGGACGTGCTAAAGTCATGGATACTCCAATGGGTAAGATCGTTAAAAGTCTTATCGATGAAGGCGCAAATCTTGGTATCTCATCACGTGGCATGGGTTCTATTAAGCAAAACAAAGATGGAGTTATGGAAGTGCAGGGCGACTTTATGTTAGCTACTGCTGGAGATATCGTTGCAGATCCATCAGCACCAGACGCATTCGTTAAGGGTGTTATGGAAGGCGTTGATTGGGTCTACGATGTAGCATCTTCTTCTTGGACAATGGCAAATGCATTTGATCAAATTGAAGAGGAAATCAAAGAGACGGCAAAAGTATCTACAAGGGAATTGGAGATTAGGGCTGCCGCTCTTTTTGAAAAATTTGTAAGTTCATTGTCAAAAACATGATTTTTATAAATATAATAGATAAACACCTACTATTAAAGGAGAAACCAAATGAGTGAAGAACTAGAGAAGAATCTAGACTTGGACGAAGCCAAAGCAACTGGTGAAGATTCTGTTGCGGCTGATCCTGTAACACCTGCTGGCGGCGCTGTAAAAAAGCGTAAAGGCGATGTTAAAAAGGCAGCTGATCCTAAGGCAGACAACATCGAAGACGATGTGAAAACACCACAGGGCTCAAATGACGAAGGACTGAAAGAAGCAGTCGAGCGTCTATTTGAAGGCACCGAATTGTCAGAAGATTTTAAAACACAAACAGTAGCTATCTTCGAAGCCGCTGTACAAGAAAAGGTGACTGCTGAAAAAGCCGCACTTGAAGAAAAGTTTGAAAGTGATCTACAGGAGCAAGTTAATGT